CCCACGCAAAGCCAAGCGGGAAGACTACGCCCACATCGACATCATTCCCGTGAGCGATCCAAATGCCGCGACCATGAGTCAACGCGTTGTGCAGTACCAAGCTGTGATCCAGATGGCGCAGATGGCTCCGGAGATTTACGACCTGCCCAAGCTGCACCGTGGGATGCTTGAGGTGCTGGGTATCAAAGATGCCGACAAGCTCGTGCCCCTGCCTGACGACCAGAAACCACGCGACCCTGTGGCTGAGAACATGGCTGTGCTCAAGGGTGAGCCGGTCAAAGCGTTCTTCTACCAAGACCATGAGTCCCACATCAAGGTTCACATGTCTGCGATGCAAGACCCAGTCATCATGCAGTTGATTGGCCAGAACCCCAAGGCTCCTCAGTTGCAAGCAGCAATGATGGCGCACGTTGCCGAGCACGTTGGCTATGCCTACAAGCAGAAGATCGAGCAGCAGTTGGGTATGCCCCTGCCACCCGAGGACGAGAAGCTGCCACCTGAGATGGAGATCGCCCTGTCAAGCATGATGGCCCAAGCAGCACAACAGGTTCTTCAACAGAACCAAGCTCAGGCCGCACAGCAACAGGCGCAGCAACAACAGCAAGACCCGATGGTTCAGATGCAGCAGCAAGAGTTGCAGCTCAAGCAACAAGAGTTGCAGCTTAGAAGCCAAGAAGTTCAAGGCAAGCTACAGCTTGAACAACAACGCTTGCAGATGGACAGCATGGCCAAGATGGAGCAAACAAAGCAGGCCGAAAAGAAAATCCAGATTGACGCGCTGGAGAAAACAGGCCGACTGAAGATGGAGAAACAACGCCAAAACCAGTCTGCGCTTGTAGAAGCTGGGCGGTTGAGCAATCAGCGCACCCAGATGTTTAACAAAAACCAACCAAAGGAGAAACCTAAACAATGATTTCCGAATTCGCACGCGTATTGCGCGAACAAATACGCACCGACATGAACAACTACGCCGATGACTTGGCGGGTGGTATCTGTCGCAATTTCGAGGAATACCAAAAACTTTGCGGAGTCATTCAGGGTCTGGCCACCGCAGAGCGTTACTTAATCGACCTTGCTGAGAAAGTGGAGAAAGCCAATGAGTGAACTCGTTCTTGAACCGGGGCAATTCGCCCTGCCTGAAGCCATCCAACCAGTGGATGCGCCTGTTGAGAATGCAACCGATGAAGAGAAAGCCACGATGCTGCCATCCCCTACGGGTTGGAAGTTGTTGTGTGCAGTACCAGAGGTCGATGAAAAGATCGCTGGCACAAGTCTCGATTTGGTTCGAGATGCCGCAACCATGCGACAAGAAGAAAGCGCCACAACCGTTTTGTTTGTGTTGAAGGTTGGCCCAGACGCGTATAAAGACCAGACCAAGTTCCCCGGTGGCCCGTGGTGCAAGGAAGGCGATTTTGTGCTCGTACGTACCTATTCCGGTACGCGATTCAAGATTTTTGGAAAAGAGTTTCGACTGATTAACGACGATCAGGTTGACGCTGTTGTGCAAGACCCTCGCGGGCTCACCCGCGCATAAGGAGTAGAAATGGCTGAACAATACAAGTTCCCCGATGAAACGGAAGCGGATGTCAATGGCAAAGATGTCAATGTGACAGAACAAGAGGATGACGTTGAGATCGAAGTCATCGACGACACCCCTGAAAAAGACCGTGGTCGCAGACCATTGGATAGGGAAGTTGAAGACCCAACCGACGACGAGATTGAAACCTACACCAGAGGTGCGCAGGATCGAATTAAGGAATTGACCCATGCCCGTCACGACGAGCGCCGGGCTAAAGAATCCTTGGCTCGTGAGAAGCAAGAGCTGGAACGTCTTGCACAACAGATACTTGAGGAGAACAAACGTCTCAAGCAATACGTCTCGACAGGGACAGAGCAGTACACCCAGATGGCCAAGACCGCCGCAGATGCGGAACTGGAGAAAGCCCGCCGGGATTACAAAGCTGCGCAGGAAGCGTTTGACACTGATGCCATTCTGGCTGCGCAAGAAGCGTTGCTGGAAGCCAAGATGAAAGTGGAGCAAACAAAAAATTTCCGTCCACCCCCTTTACAAACGCAAGAAACTGATGTACAACCCCGTTACCAAGAACCCCAACAGGTTCGAGCCGACGAAAAAACCTTGCGCTGGCAAGCCAAAAACCAGTGGTTCGGATCAGATGGGTTTGAAGAAGTTACCAGCTTTGCACTAGGGCTGCATCAAAAACTAGTCAACTCAGGAGTCGATCCCCGCACCGATGAGTACTTCGAGCAGATTGATGCTCGCGTGAAGTCAACGTTCCCCGAAATGTTCGGTGGTTCGGAAGACAGGCCAAGGAACGGCAATGCTCCAAGAAAGCCTGCGGCAGTGGCAGCGCCAGCGACACGTTCGTCTGGAGCTAAAAAGATCCAATTAACTCAGACTCAGATAGCTCTGGCTAAGAAATTTGGATTAACCCCGCAGCAGTATGCTGCTCAAGTAGCAAAATTGGAGAATTGAAATGGCTGAAAACCGTACCCCTCGTGACAACGTCTCACGCGATAAACAAGCTCGTGCTGTATACGTACCGCCGACTGCACTGCCCGATCCGACACCTGAACCCGGATATGTCTACCGTTGGGTAGCCACACATGTCTTGGGACAGGCTGAACCGACCAATGTGTCTCGCAAGATGCGCGATGGCTGGGAGCCGGTGAAAGCGGTAGACCATCCAGAACTGATGATTACTGGTACAGCCGCCACAGGCAACGTTGAAATTGGTGGGTTAATGCTTTGCAAGATGCCCGCCGAAAGAGCACGTTCCAGAGACGACTACTACGACCAGCAAGCTCAGAACCAGATGGAATCAGTGGATAACCACTTCATGCGAAACAACGATTCGCGCATGCCCCTGTTTGCTGACCGCAAGTCAACAACCAGCCGTGGCGCGGGTTTTGGTTCAGGTTCAAAGTAAATAAGGAGTCCTTAAATGGCATCTACCGCTTCTCCCTATGGGCTTCGCCCCGTAAATCGCGTTGATGGCATGCCTTACGCAGGTGCAACTCAGACTTTTCTGATTGACCCTGCTGGCGAAGCCACCAACATTTTCTATGGTCAAGTAGTCATCATCGGCGCGGACGGCTATCTAGCCATCTCAACCGCCACTGGTGCTGACATTACGACTAACAACCTTGGCGGCAACGGCGTAGGTGCAATCGGTGTTTTCGTTGGTTGCGAATATGTCAATGCACAAGGTCAGGTGATTAACGCGCAGTATTACCCTTCCGGCACAACCGGCGTGGTAACAGCCAAAGTAATTACTGACCCGTTTGTTACTTTCCAAGCACAGCTAGATGGTTCTGGCGCTCAAACAATTCTGGGCACCAACACCTTCTTTGCCGCTGTACAGAGCACCTCTACGGGTTCAACCACAACTGGTAACTCAACCAGCGCTTTGGAATCAACCGTGCAGACAACTGCTGCGGCTTTCCGTATTGTGGGCTTTGTGGAGCTGGAAGGCTTTTCAGAAATTGGTGATGCGTTTACTGATGTGTTGGTTAAATTCAACCCCAGTGCCCACTCGTATTTAAACAACGTTGGCCTGTAAGGAGTAACTCAAAATGGCAATTTCACGCGCACAACTACTTAAAGAGTTGCTCCCCGGCCTAAACGCTTTGTTTGGTATGGAATACGCTCGCTACGGCGAAGAGCACAAAGAACTGTACGAAACTGAGAAATCAGAGCGTAGTTTTGAAGAAGAGACCAAGCTTGCTGGTTTTGGTGCTGCTCCCGTCAAGAACGAGGGTTCTTCAGTTTCTTATGACAACGCGCAGGAAGCTTTTACCGCCCGTTACAACCACGAAACCATTGCTTTGGGTTTTTCAATCACTGAAGAAGCGGTTGAAGATAACTTGTACGACAGCTTGTCTGCTCGCTACACCAAAGCCTTGGCCCGTGCCATGTCCTACACCAAGCAAGTTAAAGCTGCTTCCGTTATCAACAACGGCTTCAACGGCGCTTACTTGGGTGGTGACGGCGTTACCTTGTTTGGTAACAACAGCTCCAACACTCGTGTTGGTCACCCATTGGTGAACGGCTCTGTTAACTTTAACAGCCCCACTACTGGTGTTGATCTAAACGAAACTTCTTTGGAAAATGCTGTGATTCAAATTGCAGCATGGACTGATGAACGTGGTCTGTTGATCGCCGCTAAGCCTCGCAAGATGGTTATTCCCCCATCACTCATGTTCGTTGCCAAACGTTTGCTTGACACTGAACTGCGTGTTTCTACTGCTGACAACGACATTAACGCGTTGAAACAGATGGGTGCAATCCCTGAAGGCTACTGTGTCAATCACTTCTTGACCGATACAAACGGCTGGTATTTGATTACCGACGTTCCAAACGGCATGAAGCATTTTGAGCGTATGCCTCTGGCTAACTCAATGGACGGAGACTTTGACACTGGAAACGTTCGCTACAAAGCACGTGAACGTTATTCGTTCGGTTGGTCAGATCCTTTGGGTATGTGGGGTTCAGCCGGAGCTTAATCTCTCCGACCCTTCTAAAAGCCACCTTCGGGTGGCTTTTTTATTGTGATATAATTACCTGTATCGTAACTCAGGGGAAAACAATGGACACATCCTACATGCCTGCCACACGGGAAGAAGCAAAGAAAACCGGCAGTAAGTACTATTTCACTGGACAGCCCTGCAAACACGGGCACACAGCCCCCCGCAAAACAAAAGGCGCATGTGTTGAGTGCTTGAAAGTTGAATGGGCTAAGGGCAGTGTTGAACGCGCCGAATACTTTCGTCAATACAACAAGTCTGACGCCGGCGTAACCGCTAAGCAGGAGTACTACAGGCGAAACAAAGAAACCGTGGTTGCCAGAGCAAACGCACGTCCTTTAGAAGAAAAACAAAATTACAAACGTAGGCATAAAGATAAGTTTCCTGAGTACTACGCAACTTTAAATAATGTGCGCAAGCGCCGCCACCGTAACGCAACACCATCTTGGATAACAAAAGTGCAGAAGCAGACAATGCGGCATCTTTATGAGCAAGCCGCACAACTTACAAAAATTACGGGGGAGCGGTATGTTGTAGATCACATAGTACCGTTAATCAACCCTGTAGTGTGTGGCCTACATGTGCCGTGGAACTTGCGCGTTATCACGCAAGAAGAAAATTTAAAGAAGTCCAACAAATTTGTTGCGCACACAGAAGCGCCGTGATATAAACACACCATTCCGGGGTTTCCGGTGTATCTGACAGTCCCGGCTGACGACATGCAGACAGATACGCCTAACTTGCATGTAAGGAAACAATCATGGCAAATACCACGTTCTCCGGCCCAGTCATATCACAAAATGGCTTTATTACCGGAACAGCTTCTTCTCCCATTGCAGTAACAACTGCGGACAACATTTCTGAGTCTTACGCTACGACTTCAGCTACCACTGGAGATACGCGCTTGTCGTACAACCGATTGACCTTCACCTCTACGGGTTCGGGCGAGACGTTCCGTGCTTTAACCCGAGTTACTGGCACTGGAGGCGCTACAGGCGGCACAATCAACGGTGCTCACATCTCCACTTCAATTAACACAGGCGGCACAATTTCTGGTGCGGCTAACGCTATTCGTGCAACCTTGGGGGGCTCCGTAGCTTCTCCCGGCGGTACTTTGGCTGTTCTGCAGTTGGATACAGATTACTCTGTTAACGCTTCTTTGCCCGGTACAGCTTCGTTTATTCGTGTAACTGACAGTGGTGCAAACACAGGTGAAATTCCTTTGTTGATGAACATTGATACATCTCCCGCTGCCACAATTGCTCCTACGGCAACCAGTGTTACCACTGTAGCCAAAGCAATTAAAGT